TCTACTGGGGCGCAGACAACCCCAAACTGTTGAACGACAGAGAAGAATCTGACGAGGATGGCAACCCCATGTATGTGCAAGTCTATGACTCTGCCACACAAGCAATGGTTGATTCATCTGAGCGACTTGTCACCAAAGGATTGAAGTCACAATGGATTGCACAGGTCAAAGACACCGCCAACAAATTGCTGGCTCAGTCTGATTGGATGGTGATTCGCAAGGTTGAGCGTAGCGTGGACATACCCGCTGATACTGCGACATACAGGGCGGCAGTGATTACTGAATGCACAAGGCTTGTGACTGCCATTCAAGGCTGTGCTGATGTACCCGCTTTGATTGCTGTTGTAACTGCACAAGGATGGCCTGTAAATGAGTGATAAACTAATATCTGAAACAGAAGCTAAACTTATGACACACGAAGAAGTTTGTGCTCAACGATATGCTTCTATTAAACAATCATTTGAAGCTGGCGATAAACGCATGACAAAGATTGAATATCTTTTATATGCTGTAATAGCAGCAGTGTTATTTGGGCCGGGTGTAGCAGCAGAGTTTGTTAAAAATATTATAGGAGTATAAAATTGACCCTTTCACAATTGCGTTCACTGCCCTCGCTGCTATTAAACAAGGCGTTGCATTTTATAAAGATGCTAAAGCAGCGGGTAATGATGTTACTAAAATAGCAAGAGAAATATCAAGTTGTATAGGCAACTTCTTTAATGCACAAGAACAAGTTAAACAAGTAATAGAAGAAGAAAAGAAGAAACCTGCAAAGAGTTTAAAAGCACAAGCTTTAGATAATATATTAAACCAGATAGAGCTTGAAAGACAGGCAATAGAACTCAGAGAGTTTCTAATCTACCATGTAGACCCAGAACTAGGTGCAGTGTGGAGTAGGTTTGAAGAAGAATATGCAAGATTAGAGGAAGAACAAACACAAGAAAGGCTTATAGCAGAACAAAAAGCAAGGGAGTCAGCATGGCAACGAAGACAGTTAATAAGCTCCCTGCAAGACAAAGCACTACAGATAGGAGCAGTGAGTCTAGTTACTATATACCTCCTCCTCCTGTTTTGGCTAATAACAATAGACAGGAAGATAAGATGGGGTTTTTAATAGGTCTTATTGCAATGATGGCTGTGTTTGTCATAATGTTACCCGTAATAGGTTTTATGTTAATGGATATTAACACTGCTAGGCAAGAAGTACGTTACGAAGTACAGAAGATTGAAAAACTTCGTAAGGAAATTGAACAAGAAAAGGATAAGAAATGATTCCAATTATAGGTGCATTACTAGGAACACTTGCAGAGAATGGTCTAGGACTATTGTCTAGTGCTATCCAAGCTAAAGGTAAAGAAGTTGTAGAGAAAACTCTTGGGGTAAAGATTGCTGATAATCCAACACCAGCAGATGTAGCAGCCTTACGTCAACTTCAATATGACCATGAAGAACGCCTGTTAGAACTTGGTATTGAGAAGGCCAAGATGGAACTTGCTGAACTTGAAATGTTTGCTAAAGCTGCACAAAACGAAGAAGATAATGTGTCTAATCGTTGGAATGCAGATATGTCATCTGACTCATGGTTATCCAAGAACATACGTCCTATGAGCCTTATAGCCATTTTTACAGGTTACTTCGTGTTTGCTATGATGAGTGCCTATGGTTTGAATGCAAACGAGTCTTATGTGTCTCTGCTTGGTCAGTGGGGAATGCTCATAATGGGAGCATACTTTGGTGGTAGAACAATAGAAAAACTAGCTGATTTAAGGAGTAAGAAATGAGTCTATCAGACCAACAAGCAGCTTTCCTGTTAGATATGTGTAAGCTTATTCAATATGCTACAGAACAAGGCTTTAAAGTGACAGGTGGAGAACTTGCACGTACACCAGAACAACAGGCTATTTATTTTAAGACAGGCCGTAGTAAGACAATGAACTCTATTCACTTAAAACGTTGTGCCATTGATTTATATTTCTTTAAAGATAATAAAATTATTTGGGATAAAGAAATTATTAGACCACTAGGCACATATTGGGAAAGTCTCTACCCTAAAAATCGTTGGGGTGGTAATTTTAAGTCACTTGTAGATTGTCCACACTTTGAAAGGAACTGCTAATGAAACCAACTAAAAAACCTATGAAACCACTGCCTGAGCGTGGTCAACGTACAGCTAAAAATAAAAAGAAAAAATGAAAATGGCATATGTTGAGTGGGAGGATGCATCTGATTTAGATGATACTCCTTGGACAACACATGATGATTTTATATACCAACCTGTAATGGTAAGTCAAATAGGATACGTTTTATATGATGGGCCTGAAGGGTTGGTATTAACATCCTCTTATATTGCTGACGGCACTGTTGGGTGTCGTACACAAATACCTAGAGGTATGGTTCGTAATATAACTATAATTGATGACCATGATTGATAGAACTCAATTTTTAGACGGTAGTGGTAAAAGAGTTATCCTTGGCTTGTTTAAGGAGTTTGCTCGTGTAGACGTAAAGTTTAAACCTGTCTATACGCTGCAAGAATGCAAAGATGTATTCTTAGACTGCCGTGACCCATCTGAGTATTCAGTGGCTATGACATTGTTAGGCGATTGGGAACATTGGCAAGAAGTACGTAATCACCCTATGATTAAGCCACATGTAGATAAATGGCAAGCAGAGTTGGCAGTAAAACTACAGTCTGAAGCAATTGCACAAATGAAACAACATGCACGTCTTCCCGGTGGTACAGCAGCCGCTAAATGGCTTGCTGAGAAGGGTTATGTAGATGGCGGTGTTAAGAAACCTGTAGGTAGACCTAAAGAAATTAAAGAGGTTATAGCACCCTCTACAGGACGTATAGCAGGAGATATGGCTAGGCTTGGTATTGTTGTAGGAGGAAAAAAATAATGCCTTACATGACAAATGGTAAACGTGACTATAAAAAACAACAAGCATATGATGGTAAGCCTACAGTAGTTAAAGATAGAGCTAAACGTAATGGTGCTAGACGTAAACTTATGGACGAAGGTAAAGTGAGTAAAGGTGATGGTAAAGATGTAGACCATAAAAAACCACTTAGTAAAGGTGGTGGTAATAAACGTAGCAATTTGCGTGTTACTAGTAAGACTGCTAATCGTAGTTTTTCTCGCACTAAAACAGGTAAGATGAAATGAAGAAAGCAACTAAATCTAAAGTTAATGCTGCTGGTGTGTACACAAAACCTACAATGCGTAAAGCCTTGTTTGAGCGCATTAAGGCAGGTAGCAAGGGTGGCGACCCCGGTGAATGGAGTGCTCGTAAGGCACAACTCCTTGCTAAAGAATATAAAGCTAAAGGTGGAGGTTATAAATCATGAGTAAAGGTGTTAAACATTATTTACCTAATGGTAAAGAATATACTGGGCCAACACACAAAATGGGTGGTGCGTTACACACTGGTGCAAAACATACAGATAAAAGTCAAAAACTTAGTCATACACCCCCTAAGAAAAAGAAATGAAGAACCCACAACAATCCTTAAAAGATTGGACTGCTCAAAAATGGCGTACCTCAGATGGCAAACCATCTAAAGGTAAGAAACGTTATTTACCAGATTCTGCTTGGAAGGCATTGTCTCCAGCAGAAAAAGCAGCAACAAATAGGGCTAAAGCCAAAGGTAATGCTAAAGGTAAACAGTTTGTTGCACAACCTAAAAATATAGCTAAGAAAACAGCTAGACACCGTTAGTAAAGGCACATTATGTTTGTAATAGAATTTGTGTTATGTTTGTCGTTAAATAACTGTATTGCACCAATTGTGGATAAACCCCGTAGTAGACATGAGACAAAAGAGGCATGTATGCAAGTTGCCTATTACAAAGCATTAGAACTGTATATGATGAATAAGCGTCCTAATCTAACAGTTAGTTATAAATGTATACCAGAACAAATTGGAGATAATGTATGATTAAGAAAGGTTCAGAAACATTTTCTGGATACAACAAACCTAAGCGTACACCAAGCCATCCTACCAAGAGTCACGCAGTGCTGGCTAAGGTAGGGGACAAAGAAAAACTTATTCGCTTTGGTCAAAAGGGTGTATCAGGCAGTCCTAAAAAAGAAGGTGAGTCTGAATCCTATCGTAAGCGTAGAGAAAGTTTTAAAGCTCGACATGCAAGTAACATTGCTAAAGGCAAAATGAGTGCTGCATATTGGGCAGATAAGGTTAAGTGGTGACTGAAAAAGAACTGGTTAAACAGGCAGCAGAAGCTGATCTTTTGACGTTTATTAAACTAATTGCACCTCATCGTATGCTGGGTGCAGTGCATGAGGAATTGTGTTCATGGTGGAGCAGAGAAGACGCTAAGGACAACCAACTTGTCTTGTTGCCACGTGACCATCAAAAGAGTGCAATGATCGCTTATAGGGTTGCTTGGTGGGTTACTAAGCATCCTGAGACAACTGTGCTGTATGTGTCTGCTACAGCTAACTTGGCTGAGAAACAACTTAAAGCTGTCAAAGATATATTCTTATCAGACATATATAGATTCTATTGGCCTGAGATGGTCAATGAGATGGAAGGTAAACGAGAGCGTTGGTCTATGGATGAAATTTCTGTAGATCACCCTAAGCGTAAGGCAGAAGGTGTTCGTGATGCTACAATTAAAGCAGCAGGTATTACAGCTAACGTCACAGGGTTACATTGTAATGTAGCAGTGCTAGATGACGTTGTAGTGCCTGATAATGCCTATACACAGCTAGGTAGAGATCAGGTTAGATCATTCTACTCACAACTATCTTCAATTGAATCTACAGGTGCTAAAGAGTGGGCTGTAGGTACTCGCTACCATCCCGGAGACTTGTACAAAGACATGATGGAAATGACTGAAGTGTACATGTCTGATGACGATGAAACAGAGATTGAGAATGAAGTATATGAAGTATTTGAGCGTGTAGTGGAAACAGGTGGTGAATTCCTTTGGCCTAAACAACGTAGAACAGATGGTAAAACATTTGGCTTTGATGCACGAGAGTTGGCACGTAAGAAGGCTAAGTACTTGGACGTAACACAGTTCTATGCTCAATATTATAACAATCCTAATGCAGTAGAAACACAACTAATTGATCGTAGCAGGTTCAACTATTATGAACGTGATAAGATTGAAAACTTTAGTGGAGCGTGGTATTTTGGAGACAAACTTCTACATATATATTCTGCAATGGATTTTGCTTATTCTATTGGCACAAACTCTGACTACACTGTTATTATGGTGGTTGGAGTAGATGAAGATAATAATTTTTATATCTTAGACATTGACAGATTTAAAACTAATAAAATATCTGTTATGTATGATAAGGCTGAACTTATATATCGTAAGTGGAAATTTAAAAAGATGCGTTGTGAAGTAGTAGCTGCACAGCGTCTTATTGTTGGACAATTTAAAGATTATATGCGTAGTCAAAACATTGTATTTACAATTGACGAATATAATCCTCCTAAGAATATGCGTAAAGCAGAACGCATTGCTACAATCTTAGAGCCACGTTATAGTAATAACCAGATATGGCATTATAAAGGTGGTAATTGTCAGACATTAGAAGAAGAATTAATGATGAATAATCCTGAACATGATGATATTAAGGATGCATTAGCTTCTTGTATTGAGATTTGTAAAGCACCTATGTCGAATCGGACATGGGGAAAGCGCACTAATGTAGTCGCTTTTAATTCTAAATATGGTGGCGTTTCTTATTAAAGGATATAATAAATGAACGAGAATGTACAAGTAAGTTATGATGATGACAGCTTAGCTAATAAGATTGCTGACATGTGGATGCGGTGGGATACAGCACGTAGTGTATGGAAAACTGACCAACAAGAGTTGCGTAATTATATCTTTGCAACAGATACACGTAAAACATCTAATAGTAAACTACCTTGGAAGAACTCCACTGTAACACCTAAATTGACACAGATTAGAGATAATCTACATGCTAATTACATGGCTGCATTGTTTCCATCTGAGAATTGGTTTTTCTTTGAGGCTACTAATAAGGATAAAGATTTAGCAGCTAAGAGACAGGCCATTGTAAACTACCTAAAACAGAAACTAAAAGCATCTAACTTTCAGTTGTTGGTATCACAACTTGTATATGATTATATTGACTTTGGTAATGTAATTGTTACTTATGATTATGTACGAGATGTTATTAGCGATAAAGAAGGTAATGTAGTTAATAGATATATTGGCCCTAAAGCCTATCGTATTAATCCTAATGACATTGTATTTAATCCATTAGCTGAAGACTTTAGTAAGACTCCTGTTGTACGAAGAATGCTAAAATCAATTGGCGATTTGATGACAGACCTAGAAACAAAGCCCAACCTTAACTACAGCAAAGCAGTTGTAGATAAGGCTATTTCTTTCCGTCAAAACTATAGGGATGACCCTGAGTTTAAGAAAGAAGTTAATATGGCTATTGATGGTTTTGGTAGTGCTGATGAATATTTAGAAAGTGACATGGTTGAGTTGTTGGAATTCTGGGGTGACATTTATGACCCAGACACCAAAACACTGTTGCGTAATCAACTCATTACCATTATTGATCGTAAGTGGGTGTTGCGTAAACAACCTAATCCGTTGTGGACAGGCAACAAACCTATGCACCATTGTGGATGGAGATTGCGTACAGATAACCTGTGGGCACAAGGCCCATTAGACCAGTTGGTAGGTATGCAATATCGTATTGACCACCTTGAGAACTTGAAGGCAGACGTGTTTGATCTTATTGCCTATCCTGTCATGGTGATCTATGGCAACACTGTGGAGGAGTTTGAATATGAACCCGGTGCTACAATCTTTGTGGGAGATGAGGGTAAGGTAGACTTCCTTCGTCCTGATGCTACAGCGTTGCAAGCAGACATGCAGATTGCTGAACTGATGGGTCGGATGGAGGAACTAGCAGGTGCTCCTAAGCAAGCTATGGGTATCCGTACTCCCGGTGAGAAGACCAAGTATGAGGTGCAAACCTTGGAGAATGCTGCTGGTCGTATCTTCCAAAGCAAGGTTAGCTGGTTTGAACGTAACATTCTAGAACCCCTGTTGAATGGTATGTTGGCTGAAGCTATTCGTAACTTTGAAGGTGTAGAACGTATTCGTGCTATTGATGAGCAGTATAACACAGAAAGCTTTGTGGAGATCAGTAAAGCAGACTTAATGGCAGAAGGTAAGATATATCCTATTGGAGCACGTCACTTTGCTGACCAAGCTAGATTTGTACAAGAGTTGACACAAACTATTAATGCTGTACAAAGCATCCCCGGTGTGGCTGCACACATGTCTGGTAAGGCTATTGCCAAGGCTCTAGAGGAAAACTTGGGATGGCAGAACTATAAAATTGTACAGGATAATGCTTCTGTATTTGAAGCAGCAGAAACACAACGATTGATGAACCAAGCCTCTGAAGATGTACAAACTGAAGCTGCTGTAGACCCTATGGGTGCTCCACTTGACATGGAAGAAGGAATGTAATATAATGAATAAACTATTACTTAACAATAAACCTATAGATAGTAGTAATGAAGAATTTATTAAATCTTGGAATAATAGTAGTTATGTATTTGAAGCTTTATATAAGACATTAAGTAATATGAGTGAAGATATTAACAATGTTAAGAAGGATGACTTTGACTGTCCTAACCATTATGCTAAGCTTAGCTATCAGATGGGACAGACAAAAATGATTGATTTTGTACTATCTTTGTTACCTGATTCTGCCAAAGGGTAACGTTTTTTAAAAACATGACACTAAGGCAGTCAACTTTTTAGGAGAGATTCCGCATGACCAATGCAACAATTTTCGGTGACTCTGAAGACAACCAGAACACCAATACACCCGCAGCGACAACTGAGGGACAGCTTTTTACCGCACTTGTTGGTGAAACGCAAAAATACAAAACACCAGAAGAATTGGCTAAAGCTTACACAAATGCTGACCAGTTTATTGAAACCTTGAAAGAGGAAAATCGTAAACTACGTGAGCAAACTATGGCAGCTAAAACAATTGATGATGTTTTGGAACGTATGTCGAAACATAGCAATGCACCAGAGAACGACAATCCTCCTGCTCAGGGTTATACCCCTGAAGATGTGCAACAGCTTGTAGAGAAGACGTTAGTAGGTCGAGAAACAGCTAAAGTAAAACAAGATAATCTGATGTTGGCTGACAAACTAATGAAAGAAAAGTTTGGTGAGAAAGCAGAAGAAATCTTTAAGCAACGTGCAACAACACAAGCTAAAGGACAAATCTTGATGGAACTAGCAGCTAATGACCCGCAAGAGTTTGTATCTTTGTTTGTTGGAGTAGTTCCAAACAACTCAAACACTATGGATACAGGCTCAATGAATACAACTTCAGTACCTTCTACTGGTGGCGATAAGACAAATATTGAGGGCACAAAACAATGGGCCGCTAAGATTCGTAAAGAGAATCCTTCTCTATATTGGTCACAAGACTTCCAATATAAGTTACAACAAACTGTTACAAAAAACCCGTCCCTATATTTTGGGCAATAAGGAGATTTAAATGGCTGGTACAGATTTTGCAAAAGTTAATGACCACTTAGTTCGTACAGAACTTTGGTCTGCCGAATTGAAGGATGTGTTGCAAGAACAATTGATGGGTACGAAATATGTTCGTATGCTCAATGGTTTCCCTGATGGCAATACATTTAATATTCCCTCTGTTGGCGAGTTGCCAATGCGTGAGACTGCTGAACTTACCCCTGTTGTGTATGACGCAATGGATACTGGTGAATTCACTTTTACAATTGATCGTTATGTAGAATCCGCTACATACATCACTGATAAAGCTAAACAAGACAGCTATTATGCTGCTCAATTGATTGGTATGTTCCCTACCAAGATGCGTCGTGCTTTGGATGAGAACTTGGAATCTTCCGTGTTCACTCTTGCCAATCAACAAACATCTGGTAATGTTAATTCCATCAATGGTGCTGACCACCGCTTTGTAGCTTCCGGTTCTACTAACACTGTGTTGGCACTTGCTGACTTTGCTAAAGCTAAGTATGCTTTGGATAAAGCACAAGCTGGTGGTTCTCGTGTTGCCATTATCGACCCTTCACAAGAGTATGTGTTTAACACTCTGGTTGGTGCACAAGCTTTCACTAACAACCCTGCCTTTGAAGGTATTGTTCAAGGTGGTTTTGTTAACGAAGTGACAGGTATGCGTTTTATCCGTAACATCTTTGGTTTTGATGTTTACGTGTCTAACTTCCTCCCTGCTGCCTCTGAAGCTGCATCATCTTCTTTGGGTGGTGTTACTGTTCCTGCTACTCCAACTGTGAACTTGTTCATGTCTGTTGGTGGTGACTTGACTCCGTTTGTTGGTGCATATCGCCAAATGCCTCGTGTTGAATATGAGCGTAACAAAGACTTGCGTCGTGACGAATACGTTATGAATGCTCGTTTTGGTCTGAAGCTCTATCGTCCTGAGTGTTTGGTTTCTGTTATCACCAAGAACACCATCTAACATTGAAAGGATTATAAAATGACTCGTGCTAATACATGGACTAATGCCGATGGTTTGGTTGTCGGTTTTGGTAATAACTTTCCAGAACGTAATGTTGCTGGTGTATACGAAGTTGATGGTGCTGCTAAAGAAGCTCATTTAGCAATTACTTATCAATCCTCTGGTGCTGTTATTGACATACCCGCTGGCTCTGTTGTGCTAGATGTGATTATGAAAGTTGGCACTGCATGGGCAGGTGGTACTGATGTACAACTTGGTGATGGTACTGACCCTGATGGCTGGATTTCAGCTACTCAAGGTGGTGTAGCTAACTTAACTGCTGGTGCTACTATTCGTGCTGCTGGTGCATATGCTATTGGTGACGCAGCTACTAACCGTGGTTTAGGTAAAGTATATGCTGCTGACACATTGGATGTTGCATTTACTGGTACTTTCACTGCTGGTACTGCTACTATCGTAGTTCGCTACATTTAATGTAACGTGAAAGGGGGAGTGTAATGCTCCCTCTTTTCTTTTGGAGAAATAATGGCAACAGTACAACATTCTGCTATCACTGACCCTAATATCCATGAACCTAAAGGTGTGGCTGCTGCTACCATTAATAAGGTTTATGTTTCTAATGGTACAGGTAGTGGAACATGGCAAAAGATTAGTCCTCCACAACTTGCTGGTCTTACTACTAATGGTCAAGCAGGTGATACACTCACTGTTAA